TCTTGATACCTTTACGAATCAGTGCTACATAGATTTTTGCCATTACTGTGTACCTCCCAAAATCATTTCGTAAACTTCCGCAAGTGCAACCTGTACATCGGTAACACTATTGGTGTTGGCGGCGATTGCCGCAAGTGCCTTTTCTTGTGCAGTTTTCTCACGAAAAGCGAGATAAAACGTACCGTCAGCCCATTCCATCTGCTGAATGAAGACCATATCCTTGTAGGTTTCCTCGGTCTCACCATCAGATACCTTCATCGTAGAGAGATTATCCTTGAAGATTTTCTCGTCCACCTTGGTTTTGCTGACGTAGTTATCACCGTTCATTTCAAGTTCGGTCAACTGCTTTCCGTCTGCGAGTGTGATTGTGTACATATCGTTACCTCCTTTAATTGATTAAATAATGAATCCATATTGGCTCGTTGCTGTTTGCTCATTATTTTGTAATGATTCTTAAACCAGCTCTTATAGAAATCTGTAAATTCCTTTTCTGTCAGCTTCGGAGCGAGCTTCTTCATTTTCCTTCTCATAGCAGTAAGCCTTTTCGGGTTGATTTTCTGAATCACCCTCCCGGTATCTGTGAGAGAATATTGAACTTGAAGAAATCTCCAATGCTCTGACAATTTACAGATTCTCGTCTTCCGGGTATTTACCGTAATACCGAGTTCCTTTGCAATCTCGATAATATCCTCGAGCAAGTCCTGTAAATATTCCTTGCTCTCATGGATTGCGTAACTATCGTCCATATACCCGGCGTAGAACTTCACACCTCGTACAATCTTGACGTAATTATCAATTCTCATACGGTAGGAGATTCCGGCGGTCTGTGCCACTTGGTCTCCAATATTGAGGTGCTTTCCCATGAACTTTTCGCCTGTGAGTAGCTTCGGGTTCATGTATTGATAGAGGAGTGAATCAAACAGCCTGTCGAGACAGTGTTCGTAATCAGCGTCACTCATGTAAGATACATCAACCTTCGACCTGTCAATGGTCTTTCGCAGAAGCCACAGAGCGTGTTCATCGTCGACATAATTCTCAAACAACTCCATCAACACATCATGCCGGATATTGTCATAATATTTTGAGAAGTCTATCAAGAGTATGTACCCTTCGTTACTACCATGTTGCATATAGTATCGGCGAAGGTGGATTAGCAATCTCTTTCGGGTGAAAGCAATGCCTTTACCAACAATGCTTGCTCCATTGTCGTATATGAGGTGCGGCTCAATCAGAGGATTCAGAACCTCGTCACAGAGAGCGTGTTTTACGATTCTGTCTTGAACCTGTTCCCCGGTAATACGCCGGAGCTTTCCTCTTTCGTGCAATGTGAAGTTCGTAGTAGGTAAGAACTCATATTCCATGTTCTCAAGGTCTCGTTGCATTTTCGATAACTCCAACAGATAGGTCATTTCAAACCTCTGTACTTGTGGTTTCCAGTCACTACCTTTCATAGCTTTATTCTTTGCTTTGTAAAGCACATTTCCATCAAATATCTCACGCTGATAACTCCGGCTCTCGTAAGAGGAAGTGTCGTGTTTAGTATTTACCATACGGAAGGATAACCTCTCCTTTCTCTGTCTGTGAAACGCTCGATAGGCTACTCAATCACAGAATCGAAATCCGGGCGAACGCCATTAGAATTGGAAGCGTTGTTGTAGTTCGCATTACCGTTGTTGTTGACATTGGCGAAATTGGAAGCGGAATCAGAGATTACCCTCTTTTGGAGTGCTGACTTAAATTTATTGTCAGACTTTCTCCAACCTTTGAGGAGATTGATTTCTGTCTGTATCATTTCAGCAAAACGAAGATACTTGTTTACGTCCACTGGTAAGGTTTCGATAGCGTACTGCAATTCCTGTGTGAGCCTATAACACTGTCCGATTGCTCGGTCTTGGTGAATCCTACGCTCTATCAGCTCGTCCATATAGGAAGGATAAATGCTGTTGGCAACGTAGACTTCCTCGGTGATGGTACGAAGACAATCGACAACGGTCTTTCGCTCGTCTGCAACGAACCATTCATCGAAAGCAGTATTTTTCTGCATGAGCTTTTCATACCGGACTTTTTCTTCGGGTGATAACTCCTCATAAGGTCTGCCGCCGAAGGTTTTCTCAACCTTCTTAATGGCTTTGTCGAGGTCGTACCCGAAATCTCGGAGCAGTAAGTCAGTGACTTCCTTACGCATTTTCGTGAGGTGATGAAATACCTCAAACTGTGACGGTTTCGTTTGTTCTTTAATACAGACACTTAATAATTTCCTCCTTCAATGCACCCCACAAGGGGGTGCAGATTTAAGATATACAGAAAGCCGGGCGAACGCCAAGAGAATTGGAAGCGTGGCCGCAGGCCGCAAAACCGTCGTCGGTGACACCGGCGAAAAGGGAAGCGGTAATAACGTCTCTCAACCACCATGTCGCTCTGTTACAAATTCTGCTCGGCTCGTGCTGGAACAGTGGCAACTGCGATTTCTCAACTCTGTAATTAGCCGGAACATTAGAATCGTCAGATACAGGAGAGAAGATACCGTTACCATAGACCATCTGCTCACACATAAGGTCAACCTCGCTGTCACACCATGCACCAGCAGAAGCACGACCGTTCGCAACAGCATTAGTCAGATAAATTCTGTGTTTCAGAACATGACCGCTGAAAGCGTTCTTGATAGCTGTCTTTGCCTGTTCAAGATTTGTAGTGTACATATCAGAACCGACATAACCACCAGCGGTAGTATTTGCCGCACCAGCTTCATAACCACCGGAAGTAGTGTTGTGCATTTGTGCGTTGTACAGGCAACTGTCCGGTACAATGACTGCGTGGTGAGTAGTACAGCTCGTGTCACCACTGTTGAGGTAATAATCGAAAGCGGCGATACGCCAGTTTACACCGTTGATAGTCCAGTAATCACCGATGTACAAATCGTCAAACGTACCAGCTTTGATTGCGTTATACTGTGCGGTAGTCACAGAAGAACCAAGGGACTTACCTCTGTAAATTGCGTTGTGTGCCCCGGCGTTATTGAAAAGCAGAGGAGCGATTTTCGCTTCCGTACCCTCAACAGTCTTTGCTTTGAAATTGGCAAATGTAACCTTCTTCAAAGCTGTTCCATCGTGAATCGGAATCACATTACCGTCTGCCGGGGTGGTAAGAGCGGTAAGCTCCGATACTTTCTTAGTTTCAATGCTAATTGCACTCATGGTTAAACCTCCTTATATTTCCAATCTGCTACGATTGCATTACCCAAATCATCGACAAGAAGTGTAGTACCTGTGCTGTCGATACTGATAGGTGCTGTGAACTGATTCTGTAATGTCATGTGTTCCAGTGCCGCCAAACGCTCGTCCACTTCGGTAATCTGATTTTGCAGACTTCCGGCAATGTCCTCGCTCAACTTGTCCTTGATACCAGCGAACCATGTGTTGAACGCCGCAGTCTGTTCGCCCTCGTAAGCAGTCATGTGTTCCTCGTAGGTCTGTTCGATTTCAGCCAAAGAGGAATCTCCCTGTTTCTTGAGGTTTACGAAATACTGCGTCAGCTCTTGGTATAAAGCGTCCCCATCACACTTGAATAATTCTTTCTGTGTAGCAAAATACTCTGTAAATTCTTCATACAGGTCTGTACCGTTTTCCAGCATAGACATGATGTAGTTCAGAGCTTCATTCATGCGGTTGGCTTGAATTGCACCAAAGAAAGACTTTTCCTTACCTGTGTAAGTGGTAACATCTTGAAAAGATACAGTTCCGTCAGCATTATCAACTTGGGTGTATTTTTTCAATCCGCTCCAAACAGCGTCCGTATAGTCAGTAGGTAGTAACTGCCATGCCATTTACAGGTCTCCTCCCTTCATTCCAAAGTTCCATGTGAACATTCTCCTCCCTTCGCTTTCGTTGGTTAATCTATCATAGAGGTCGAGAATTGCCCCCTCTAACCTGTTAAGCTCGGCAAAATCCATGATATTACCGTTATCATAATAGGTCGGAGGAGAACCATACGACCGCTTGATACTCTTAGCACTTATAGTGTCAAGATTTTCTTCCAGATGATTGATTTCGTCAGCATAGAAATAATCTTTTGGGGTTCGGTCATTTCCAAGAATGTTGATAACGAAATCATCGTACATGGTGATTGCCAACTCTCTCAAGAACTCGAGATTGTTCTTGATACGGTTGAAATCTTTGGCATTGAACCTATCCCCGGTGTAAACACCATCGACAGTTTCGCCATGCCAATCGGTTTTTGGTGTTTCCCACGCCATATCATCAACCTCCTATTCTTCGAGCGGTAATAGCACCAGAAAAAGTCTGTTTGAAATTCAAAGTCACTCTGTACGCATTGACTTTCATACCAGTGTGAAATTCATTCTCTTGGTAAATAATGTCGTTTGCGTCCAACTCCGGGTTTCCTCGAGAATTGTATTCGTATTCGATACCAGAGCGGTAGTAATCACCAAGCCATTCGGCAAGGTCTTGAGCCATTGTCATGTCGCTTATCATGGGATTTTCCCATTTGATTGTCTTACCTCGCTCATGTAATCGAACTGTCGCATATTTCTCGATGATTTTGTATTTATGACCTTGTATTTCAAGTCTGTATGTGCCGGACACGCTATAAGCGACAGTGATATAATAACTACCACTATCAATGACCTTCACACCACCTGTTACATTTTCCAGAGAAGCTGAATACCCATAACACGGTTCGCCAATGTAGTAGGTAACAGTATCGCCGGATTTAACAGAAACTTCTTCGCCAACAACTGTCTCGAGAATAGTCCCGGTTTGATAGCTGTAACACGGCACTACCACCTCTTTCACAAGCTCCTGTTTAATTGCGGTAGGTGAGGAAGTCATGTCTCTGCGCTCCATCGTAAAATCCGTAACGTCACCGAACGCCACATAATTCAAAACGATACGATTGAACGGCTCTGCGGTTTTAGTGAACTCAATTTCCATAACATCGAAATCATCGAAATCATGGATAAGCACCGTTGTATTGTAAATGTCTCCTGTCACTTCATATTCGTCCACTTGCTCTCCGTTGTTGTAAGTACGAACAATGAAAGCAGACGGAATAGCGTTGCCGAATCGAAGTTTCAGACCATAGTACATACAGGCGGCTTCCTGTTTCAACGTCACTACCGGGTTGGTCTCAAAGGTACAATTCTCGTTAGATACCGCTTTTGACACAAAACCTGTATAAGCCGTAGCACTCGAATGATTTCTCGGAAGAAAATACATTCGACCGTCAGAAGTGGTATAGTTCGATGCAAGAGTTCCGTATTCTTGTTTTTCATCGTCTTTTAAGACGTTAGCAACATGAGAGTACGGTTCTTCCGCATTACAGCTAACCCCTACCTCTGGTACAAAGTTGGACTTAATTGATACCTTTCCGAATCTCGTTTGAGAGAGTGTGCAACGACACGCATTTGCGATAATTTGCAACGCCTGTTTTGTTTCCACCCTCGGCAATGGGTTTTTGGAGTAGAGCTTTTTCAATCGTGGGTCGATGTAATAATCGTTCTCGCCAGCGTCAGTCAGTACCGTTACCGCCAAATCGTAAAAACTAACTCCCTTGGCGGTATAGACACCTTTGTAATACTCGGTGTCCATAGAACGAAAAACATCTTGGCACTTAATTGTGGCGGTATAATCATCGCTTTCCCATTCGGAGCAGAGCAAATGATTTCCTCTCACCCATTCGATTTCCTCACTATCTGGTAACTGATAACCATAGAAAATATCCATTTCCTGTCCTGTTTCAAGGAAGTTGATAGCCGAATGAGGGTTATCAACATTGAAATACTTATCGTAATTCTTGAGCTGAACAGAGAAATCAATCTGTGGTACGTCAGAACCAATAGGGGAAACATAGCTTTCAAGTGTCGAATCCATAACAGAATCGTTATAATACACCAGACCGTAGCCGAATCTGATAGAGTAAATACGAAGTCTGCTCTGCGGATTCTTCATTTTATAGAAGACGAACTTTACATAAGTGGTATCACCGATAACTTCCTCGGTGGTGAAATTCCCGGTATTGTTACCTCTGATTTCAACCGTTGTTCCGTCTTCACCCATGATGTCAAAATCAACAGGGTAATTCTCACCGAAGTTAATGGTTAAACCTTTGAAATCGGTCTGCACAACATGAAGATTTATTGTCAATTCATATTGCGCTTCCGATACAAGATTTTTTCCAATTAGTCCAGTGTCAAGATAACTACTGTTGACTTTCTCACGAGGAAGGAAGAACATCGAGCCGTCCACTTTTGTAAAATTTTCCTCAAGGGTAGCGTACACGGTGGAATCATCTTTTTGCCCGAACACATTTTCGACATTCGAGAAATAAGCGAAATCTCCATTATCAATCCTTGCTTTAGCCTGTGCTTCTTGATTGATAAGTCCGAAAGAGAGCATGATATATGCTCTCTCTCGGAGAGAAGATTTCATACTTTCTCGATACGTTTTAGATACCTTCTGCATGAAATCCCTCCTATTCTCCTGTATCAATCAGATTGACTTTGCAGTTACGATAATGGGTTGGTGTACCATCGTCAGTCACCCAGTACGGCTCGCCAGAGCGGTCTCCACAGTACATTTTCACAGTCTTTGTGCCGTTACCGACAGGGTCTTTGAAAGTGACGTAAAAGAAGAAATCGCTCATGGCACTCAAAATATTGTGCCATTGCTCGGCAGTAAGCCACGCCCATTCAAGTCCATCTATTTTATATTGGTCTCGACCGATTTTCTGTCCTACGACAGCACCATTAGCGTCTCGACCGCTATCAACAATAGTGGACACGGTTACGTTTACACCTCGTTTGCAAGGAGGTAGCTCATAACCATTTATCGCTAAATAAGCCATTTCGCTCCCTCCTTACTTTACGAATGTGTAGCCATTGGCTTTCTTCTGTGTGGTTACAGCGTCAGTGACGGTACGGTTTCCAATCTTAACGATTGTCTGCTCGTTCTTATCAGCCTGTCGCTTCATGTCTGCCGCCATAGCTTTGAATGTCGGTTCAACATAATCATGGTAGAATGTCTCCATGTTGTCTGCGAAACCGTCATTAGTTACAGCGTAATTGCTCTGAACATCTGCAACAACCGCCCGGTTAAGGCGTGGAGTGTTCTCGATTGCAGAAAGCTGTGAAGTGTCAACAGCCAGAGCCAGCGTAGGTGCGTAGGCACATACACCATTTGTCCAATCGCTCATAATTCCAAAGCTCGTGTCCATCATACTTGAAAGACCAATATTGAATCCTTCAATTACGAAAGCACCAATTTGTTTGAACGCTTTTGATGGGGACGCTTCATCGAGACCATCTTTTCCAGCTTGAATGATTTCTTCACCAAACTGTCTGATTTTTCTCTTAGCCTTGTTCCAAAGTTCGCTATTGGACGAGCCGTTAATGAAACCTTGAATAACGTTCTTACCAATGGTTTCAAATTCGGTAGAAAGTGGTGTACCATTCGGACTGTTGAACCAGTTCTTTACATTGTTAGCCCACGAAGTCATAGAAGACTTGCAATTACTGTAATTGCTCGTGATTCCATTTGTGAAACCATCAACAACGTTCTTCGCATACTCTCGCCAAGTTTCAGCACAAATGCCACCCTGTGATTTCTGACTGAACCAATTCTTAATATTCGTAGCCCATGTTGTAATTCCAGATTTAGAGCTACTGTAATTACTTGTAATGCCATTCTTAAAGCCGTCTACGATGTTCTTGGCATATTCCTTCCAAGTCTCGGAGCACACACCGCCTTGAGACTTTTGAGAGAACCAATTCTTAATATTCGTAGCCCATGTAATAATGGTTGACTTAGAATTGTTGTAATTACTGTTCACTCCATTTTTGAAACCATCAACGATGTTCTTTCCGTAGGTCTGCCACGTTTCGGCGCAAATCGCACCATACGACTTAGACGAGAACCAATCTTTCAGATTCTTCGCCCACGTTGTCATAGAGGACTGACACTCACTTGCCTTGCTTGTCAGAGTGGTTTTGAACCCGGTGACGAGTGTATTTGCCGCATTGGAAAACTCACCCGATTTAGACTGAACTCCCTCCACGAATCCTGTAACGAGTTTCTGCCCCACTTCCTTCATGTTGACAAACATTCCAGAAGAAAGCTCTACGTTCGTATCCGTCAATGTTTCCATTTTCTTCAAGAACGAGCGATAAGAGGACAGTAACTTGGTTGCGGTCTCAAGTTCCGGGACAGCCACATTCAGTTTTTTGTTCAACCCTTTGGTCTGCTCATAAATGTCATTTACATCGTTTGAGAGTTTATCAATCGGGTCTTCCGTAAACCAACCGATGATTGTATCAATCGTGGCGGCAAGTCCAGAAATCGCACTGACTTTCGTATATGCAACCACTTCGCCAGCAAAATCAGTCATAAACTGAACGAAGTTGTGCATATTCGTTTTCAGCCCGGGTAGCTTTCCGTTCAGCTTAATCAGCTCTGGGGAAAGATTCTCATTCAACTCCTTGGCAACAGCAACCAGACTTTCGCTGAACGCTACAAATGCCGCCGCAAGCTCTACAAGCAGAGCCGTACCAAGACCGATTGCAAGCGGTAATACACCAGCAGTAGCAACCGTAGCCGCCCCAAGTGCCGCAGTAACGACACCAATCGCAACCAGCAAAGCTGTACCTGTAACGATAGCAGTCTTGATGGTAGGTGCAGTTTTCAGTACAGGAGACCATGTTTGCCCCACCTTGTCCAGCAATTTACCCATAAGAGCAATTTCAGCTATGAACAAATCGGCGGCAACCGAAATCTCTGCGAGAATTGCAGTACCAATACCAATCTGAACACATACACTCGTTCCGGCAGAACCAAGAGCGGCGGTAACTGCTCCAACAGATACCAAGATTGCTGTACCAGTGACAACGGCGGTAGCAACTGTTCCGGCACTTGCGATAACAGGTATCCATGTTTCACCTACGAGTTCAAGCTCCTTCCCGAGTAAAGCAATCGTACCGACTATCAGCAGTGCGGCGGCGGCAACTTCTGTGATAATCACAATACCGACCATGAGGTTTGTTGCAAGAGAAGTCAGCTTTGTGGATAGACCAGAAGAAGCACCACTCAAGGTTGCCGTGGTATCACTCATAGCAGTGGTAGCACTTGCCACTTCGCCCATAGCAGAAGCGGTATTAGTCATTTTACCTACTGCACTTAAACCCTTAAATGCGCCGAGGGCGATAGCGATACCGCCGATAACCTCAATCGCACCAATCACCAAATCAGACCAATCGACAACTGACCAATCGCCTGTTTTGATAGCCGTAATGACGTTTTGAATTTGAGGTATGATTTCAGCGACACCTTGTAAAATAAGTCCAATTCCAACCGCTTTGAAATTGCCAGAAATAAGTCCAATACCAATGACCACATTGGAGATACCTCTGATTGTCGTATGGACATTATCAAAGTTAATACCGTTGTCGGAAATGTCCTTAATTGCTACACAAATTTCTCCAATACCTTGAACGACTTTCAAAGCACCGCCGAGCTTGAGGTTTCCGAGAATAACAAAGGAATCGCCAATCATTCCGACAAATTCGCTTATCATTCCGGCTACATTCTGGAAAGACGCACCGTTAGTTAAGAAATCGTCCAAATACTTTTTGAACTCATTCATGTCCGATAACAGCATTGTCAGTCCGAGCAAGCCTGTCTGCATACTGAAACCCTTGAAACCTTCCAACATCTTGAAGAAATCCATGACACTCTTAGCAATCTTCCAAGCGAGAAGTGCCGCACCGATTGTGGCAACCAGTTCTCCGATTTCTTTCAAATGTTTCTTCATTTCTTCAAAGATTTTGTTGGCATTGCTTTCAACCAATCCATCAAGAAAATCGTAAGTGGGTAGGTCGATACCCAAACCGCCGCCAGAACCAGAACTGCTACCATTTCCGCTTCCAGATTTACTGTCGGGAGAAATGATATTCAGTTCGTCAATACCGACCGTAGCGTTTTTCAGCTTCTTTGCGGCTTTTGTAGCGTCATTCAGACCCTTTGTAGCGTCATTAGTATTGTCAGCTAAACCACCAACCGAACTGGAAGTATCACCGAGCGAAGCTGTGAAATCGGAAAGTTTGAATCCGAACAGACTTGCAATGCTGTCCGCAAGGTGTCGAATGACCTTTACCAAAGCAATCGCATAAGGTAAAATTGCGCTCAACACAGGAAGGAACACGTTACCCAAAGCTCTCGCACACTGCGTAACCTGTGCCTGTAACACACGAATCTGGTTCGCCGGTGCGTTCAGAGTACGAGCCATATCGCCCTGTGCGTCTGTCACCTGTGTCATAATTGCATAATAGCGAAGCTCGGATTTTTCAGCCTGTGTCATAGCTGACACTTTCTTCTCAATACCGAGCGTATATGCTTCTTGCTGTAACCGAGCAACAGACAGGTCATAACCCAACCTACGAAGTGGCTCAAGCTCACCAGAAATACCAGACTGTAACTTCTGCATTGCGTTTTCAAACGAGATATTGTAGAAAGACGCAATATCATAGCCAAGCTGGGTAAGATTCTGCGACATTGTGTATGCCCGGTCAGTAGCCACGCCGAAACCGCTAATGATGGTGTTGAACACACCTTGGTTTCGCATGAACTCACCCGGGTCAATACCTACCGCTTCACTTACAGCGTCAGCGTATTTCTGTGCTTGCTCTGCATACTCACCCATAGAAACCGTGAATAAGTTCAAATCCTCGATATACTGGTTAGACTGGGTTATCCAGCTTGCCAGAACATGAG